TAAAAACAATTCGCTCTGTGTTTTAGCCGATTCCAATTCTTTCCCCTCAAGCTGGTTGGAATGGCTCTGGTAAAAAGAGTATTGGTCCTGCAGCCATACATTGGGGAGATATCGATCGCCTTTCTGCCATCTGGTCCAGAAAACTTCAGATACTATACTGGCATTGCCGATTGTCTCGACCAAGTGTTTCAAAGTCTGTGGATATAACACCAAATCCGAATCAACCAAAAATAAGCCTTCATATCCTTCTTTAACGGCATATTCAATAATCTCATCTTTCATCCAGGCGACATGCTCGATGTTTTCCCTCTTCCAGTAATGGGTTTTCTCATCACAGTGATACAAAAACCCCACATCCCCAAACCGGTCGATTTTCACCTTACCCAATGGTTTAAAATCTTGGAGCAGTGCAAACGATTCTGGGGCGTTATGGTCGTCATAAAAGTAATAATCAACTTCTAATCCTTTGGTGTCCAAAAGATACAGCGAGCTTAAAAAAAGCCTCAATATGTCTGGTTTTTGTTGAATTGGACTCCCGATTAATATTCTCATAGCTCCTCCTCTTTAAGAAAGGCTGAGAGCGGAAGCCCCCAGCCTATTTGAATTAACCGTTGGCTAAATACCAGGTCCCCAGTTCTCCGTCATTGTCTGAATCCTTCAGAATGGTTAAAGTCAAAGGAAGCGCCGACCATTCGTTCATTTCATCGGAGAACGATACCGTTCCACCGCTGGCAACCTGTCCTTTGTGGAAATGTAGGACCATCTTTTTATCCTGGTCAGGAAACACGATTTCCATCTCGATTTCTTCCAAGATAGGAATATCAGCTGTCCCACCTATCTTAATAATGGTGCAGCCAGCATCCGGTCGAGCCGCAGCCAGGAAGAAAAGCACGTTATCCAGGTTCCATTCTTCGAGGTTGACCGACAAAGTTGCGCTCTCGGCGTTCTTGATAACGTAGTCGTTTGCCGGAGGATACCCGACTTTGTGCTCCAAAGTGCTAAAATCAAAAGTGAGCGAAGGAGACTTGAACGAACCAACGTTACTGCCGCCGATGGTCAAAGTCCAAGGCCCACCTGATAGAAGGTGCGATAAATTTAAAGTTTCTTTTGGCATTGTGATACCCCCTTTAACGGGTGTGGATCGTTATGTCCATTGAAATATGGCGCACGTCATCTTCAAAACCTTCCCGTATTTGTCCGCAAGTGCATAAAAAGGATTTGACTGCGCCGCTGATCGTAATTGTTTTTCTGTGCAACACGGCATGAATCCGCTCGGCAATTTGGTCAACTGTTTCCGATTGGTACTGCCCCCAGACATCAACTTGAAAATCAGTAACACTTCTATCGCTCATGGCATGCTCAAGCCCTGAAGTAATCACAAAAAACGTGATACAGGGCATGGCTTCCAAGCTCTGAGGCCAGGAACCAAATACCCGTTGGCCGGTCCCCAACAATGAAGTGAGAGTTGAATCGTGAGTTAAGGCATAGTAAAGAGCTTCTTTAGCGGAAATTATCATTTGTATTTCGCCTCAAGGTCTTGGAGTAATTTTTGTTTGGCTTGAATGAAGGCTGGCCGCAAAAAAGGCTTGGGGGGAGTCCCGTGGTGGTATATCTTCCAAGCAATGGCCATGGCGATTTGTTTGGCCACGGCTTTGCGGTCTTTGCGTTTCACTCCGCTAAAGACCGGCTTTTGCCCTCTGGCCGCTCCCATATGACGCATCGCCCAACGGATAAGCCCCTTGCTTTCGTCCCCCAAGGGTGGGAAGTGGGGTTTGGTGCCAAATTCTATAAAAGGGGCATGTTCAACATTGGTCCCCACTCGGTAGGTAATGCCTTCCGCTTGCGGTCCACGTTCGTAGGTAATATTGTCATGCAGCTGGCTGGTATCTCTTGCCCCTTTCGGATAGGGCCGGCTCAAGTTCTTCTTGGCTTGTGCAACACATAACACCGCCGCCGTTTTCACCGTTTGGTCCAAGCCCTGGGTTGCTTTTTTCTCAAAGCTGGCCAGTTCTTTTTCAATCTTATCCAGCCCCTGGGTTTTTACCATTACTTTCATTCCACCTTCACCAATAAGCTTTCATAGTGATGGACGGTTTGTTTCCCTTGAATGGGGATGACTAAGCGGATTCGATAATAGACATTATTTATGAGAATAAACCGCCCCAACCTTGGGGCGGTTAAGGTAAACATCCGATAATCAATATTTTCAGCAAGCCCGTACTGGCGTTCGATGAGCTCTTTATTAACGGTTTCCAGTCTGGCACGATAGGAGGTTCCTTTGGTGTAAGCGGGCTTTTGAATCCCCGTATCGCCGACTGTAAACGTGACTGAATATTCATCAACCATTTGGTTCAAAAGCGAGAGCATCAGAATATCCTCACCCAGTTATAGAGGAGCCGAGATAAAAGCGGGGTAGGGTCATAAGTAACTGAATAGTTTCCTAATTTCTCGGAACTTACATTTGGATCATCCCGCCGCTTCAAGTAGGCTTCTTTGACGCACTGGATACAGGCGTCTTCAATGGTTTTCGGGAGAGTTTGAGCTTCATCATCTCCAGGGAGCACATACCCCGCCTCATAAACAACCGTGAAGTTCTGTTCTGAATGGTGCGAAGATGGAAAAGCAGAAGCCCCCCACCACATGGTGGCATCCCATGCCCAGCCGATACTGCGGTAAAGCTCACCAGCGTTAGCGTTATAGATTTCATAGCCAGTGATGGGGCTGGAATCACACAATACCGATGAGACGGAAAGAACCGGAGTATGAGTGAGAAGCAGAATTTTATCCCCAAATCCGGCCACTTTTTCCTGATAGGTTTGCTTGGCAAAGATTCGATGGCAAAAGTCTTCAATTCTTCCGCTCATCCGATCGATTAGATCGTTTAAGAATGCGTCATCGGTTGAATTGGTAATTTCCAGTTCCTGCTTGATTTGCTCTAAGGTGGTGAGTTTCTTATTGGCCGCTGGGGTGAGGATCGTCACATTGCTCATTTTTTCTTCGCCTTTTTCACCATTCGGTTTATTGGAGCTTGAAAATCAGAAGTTACTGGTTCGGGCTTTAATTCTGGAATTTGGGGTTTCGGTTCCGGTACTGGATCGGGGTTTGGTTTGGGAGGGTAAATGGCTACCCCCATTTTGACCAACTTTTCTGCTTTGTCAGGTGGGAATCCTGCCGATTCGCCTTTTTGGTAAGGGCTGTACCCTTTCACAAATTTCACCAGCATGGCACTATACCGGTAATACGTCAGCGCCGCCCAGAATGGCGGTGATTCCGACTACAATCGTGTCGGATTCCACGCTTTTGCGGCTGGGAGTGACAATTGCCCGTACGTGCTTTTCCAAGCTGGAGAAATCAACGTTAACTTCAGCGATTGCCGAGACGGGCTCGTTTGAAGCGGTCAAGGTGACACATGCCAGGGCAATGGTGGCTCCGCTTACGTCCGACCAATCCTTTTTGTCAGCCGACTCCTGTATTTTTGCGGTGATTCCCGCTTGCCCGTCAACCGAGGGGCCATCGATGCCGTAATTGAGGACAAAGACGCCGGAGAGAAAGCCGGTGCGGTCAATGGCTAACCCAGTGATGTCAGCATCAGCATCGCCAGGTCCCAAGATAGTTCCGCCGCCGTTGACGATTTTTATATAATTTCCTATGTCACGAGAGTTCATTGTTTATCGCCTCCAATTAAAAAGGCCGATAGCGTTAAACTACCGGCCCTGAGTCAGTCAGTTATGATACGATTGAAGATCCCCAGGTGACCGCTTGAATGACGGCCCCCGAAGTGTTCCGTCTCATGGCAAAATCATGTCGGGCGATTGCCCTGAGGACGGTTTGGTCAAGGGAGAATGCCGATACGACGCTGGAACCATCATAATAAGCAGCTTCGCTCGAGATTTCAATCTCTATCCGGCTTGATTCACCGATCGCAGCGTCGGCAAAATCGACAAAGTAGATTTCGCTTTCGTTTCCGCCCTCTCCCAAATTGTCGGGAACCTGAGTGGTCACGCCAAACGGGAATCCAAAGAGCCTGCCTTGGTCCATTTCGCCCTTGAAAGCAAAATTCCCGTTGCTGTCCCGAACGGTCTTTAAATACAGTTCCGAGCCAGGCGATAGAATCCAACCGCAGTTGAGGAATTTGGTTTCATTTTTGCGGAGGTAATAAATTGCTTTAGCGAGATCAATTGTGACATTAGCGAGATTGACGGTTACGTTGGCGTTGAATTTATTGGCAGTGGCAATCCAGTTCAACAATCCTTTCGGCTTGTCATTGTTCCCATCATCCCGAATAAACGCAGCGTCTTCACGCTGTGCCATGGCTCCAACCAAGTCGTTCCGTACCACCTCATCAGCTTTGGGCGAACTGAAGCGAATGAGGTCGTTGCTGATCGGGACCAGACACGCCAGCTTTTTCCAGGTCAATTTCACCTGTCCAAAGGTGGGTTGACTTTTCGGAACATTGGTTCCTTCGCCGATATATTCTGCAGAAGCTCCGCCAGTAACTGCCGGCATGCTCATGGTACCAGTTTCCATGGGGATAATGACGGGGTTCATTCTGCGCACAACGGCCAATGGACGCAGATATTCAATGAGTTCGCTGGAATATTCCTCAGGAACTAAATATCCTCCAGTTGATCCTTCATCGGACTGCAAGGCTTTGACGATTGCCTCATCGTTCCACTGTTTCTTCGCCCATACAGCCGCTTTTTGGGGATCGCCCTTTCCGGCCGCTAAGGCTCGGATTAAGCGGCCCACATTGGGCTTTTCGGCTTTCTGCTCTTGTTGCCTTTGAGCAGCAAGGATTTTTTCAATCCATTTCTGCTGATTGTCGCTTTGCTGCTGTAACACGTCTTTTAATTTTTCGCCTAAAACATCATCTATTAACTTTATAAGTTCGTCTTTGGTCACGTTCGTTCACCTCTTAATCGAGTTTTCCGGTCAACTTCCTCAATTTCTCGTCAATCAATTTGCCAAGTATTTCCCTTACATCGTCTGCACTAATGCCGAGTGGTTGGGGTGGAGTTTTTTCTTCGTTGGCAATTGAATCGAGGTCGATCAATTCATGGGTGGGGGTGGGATCGGTAGATTTCTCTCCTGTGGATTCTTCATCGTCAAGGGTGAAATCTTTGCTGTCGTCATCGTCTTGAGGTTCAGTTGCGTCTAAAAGCTTGTTTAGCACTTCTATGGCTTCCTGTAGTTGAGAAACGCAGATTTTGATTAAAGTTTTATTTTTCTCAGACAAGACTCGTCCGGATTTCAGGTTGACAATTTCTTCTTTGATTAGCCGAATCAATTCCTGAGGAGTAGTACAGTCTATGGCAAAATCTTCAACGCTCAATTCTTTGCATATATCCATCAATTCATTACTGATTTTGGTTTCTTTTTCGCTATCAACGTATTTAACGAATATAATATTGGCTTCTTTGGTTAAATCATCGTGCTCTTCCAGCCACGCTTCTGCGTCAGATTTTTTCGGGAAGGTTTCTTTGGCAAAGATGATAGCCTGGGTCTTCATCGGACCGTCTTCCCCATCAGCCTTCAGTTTGCCAAAGACGGCCTTGACACCAGTATCAATTTCCTTCGTTCTAAAAGAGTTTTGAATGAAGTCTTCAGGATCTCGCACTCGATAGCGCCAGGAGTTCTCGGTTTCATCCCATCCACCACCTCGAGGTTTGGTGATGATTTCCTTGGATTCCGTATCTTTAGCCTTGGGGGTCGAATAGCTTTTTCCACTAAGCAATGAAAAGACGGTCTCAATGTCTTTTCGGGGAATCCAAATTCCTTTTTCTTCGTTCCAAGTATCAAGAACCTGTTCTGCCCAAGATTTAAGAGGAAGAAGATCGATTCCCATGCTTTTTGCAGAGACTAAAGCTTCAGGATTTGCTGGAACTGGAACACAGGAATGTTCTAACAGTTCCTGGGTATAAAATTCAACGCCATCGGTTTCATTGTTGAAGGCATAAGTAATCGGTTGGAACCCCACGCTTTTGGCATTGAGGAATCCGTTCTTATACAGCTCATACACCATGAAT